GATCGTCAAGATCCCATCATCCAAACTGGCCTCGGCATCGCCGATTATGGCGAAGTCTTGAAAATCAAGTTCGGCCTGCTTAATAAATGCCGCACGTCCGTCGGCAACCGGAGGCATGTTGCGTTTGCGTACTGCTTTGGCCCGTTCTTGAAACCGCTGAATCATCGCTTCCGTATCTAAAGTATCCATAGTTATGCTTCCGTATCTAAAGTATCCATAGTTATTCACCTTTATTTTGACTTGGACTTTTTCTTTTTCTTCCTCAACCGCTCAGCCTCCTCTTCCCTGTGACGGAGTAGCGCCTCGCGAGTGAACGTGTCCTGGTGGTTTTGCAGAATGGTGCTCATTTGACGCGGTCTGCTTTCGAGTCGATGGCGGTGCCGCAGACATTACAGGACGCGTCGTACCGTTCCGCGGATCCACCGTCCATGTAGTGACGAACGCACGACGGGCATTGGTACAGGGAGTTCTTTGGCCACTTCACGGCCGGCTCACCCACTTGCGGCTTCAGCACCAAAGGAGATCGCGACACACTGTTGAACCAGGGCCGTCAGGTCTTCGACGTTGCCCATGGCGTCGGGCTTCGGCTTGGGCCGCTCTCCTGCGTACTCCTTCCAGAACACGGCCACCTCTTCCTTCTGAGCCTTGTCAAACTTCTCGATCAGGCTGGTGAAGTTCTCATACAACTGCTGCACTTCCGGATCCTCGGAAGCGTGAGCCTCGTGGGCGAGGGCTTCCTCGGAACGGTAGAGATACAAACCCACCCCGATCATGGAGGCAGCCTTCTTCAAGGCATCGGAAACCGCAATTTTGTGATCGTTACCCAAATCGAGCAAGCCCCCGTCCCTCTTCGTCTTAACCTCCGCACCGCCGTATGCGTCCCTTTGAAGCGGCTTGTCCATGTACACCGACAGCCGAACATGGGCGATGATGTTGTCGCCCCCTTCGAGGCTGCGCTCGCAGGAGATGACCTCGAAGGTCCAATTCTCAACTCCAAGAACGTCATTGAGACGTGCAATGACCTCATTGACCGAAACAAACTTGAAAGCCACCCCTCCTTTATTCAGGGTGCCTTCCAGTTCTGCGGGAAACGGTGCGGATAGTTGCTTTAGTAGATCCTTGCTCATTTAGCGTCGCCTCTTCTCACGATTATGCTTATCTTGCTTTCGGACCCTGCACAATAGTTGTCCGGGTTCAATCCGATCTTGTTTAGTTCCCCCACCCGCCAATAGGACGGTTGGACATAGTCCAAGATTCTCAACGCCATCTCTGCGGGAGTCATAACGACTTCACCCGTATCCATGTCGACGGACGATTGTTCGATGCGGTCGATTACGTCTCGAGCGAGATCCTTGTGCCGCCATCCCGAACGACTGGAGGACATCTTGCGTTCGATCGTGGCCATATCTCGCAGGCTTAAAATCTGGTTGCCGTCCATTTGGCTGCCGAGCCAAGTGGATAAACCATTGTAGAGAAAACCCATGTCCTGTTTAGCCAAGTTCAGTTCGAGCAGCAGTTCGGCTGACTCTTCGACCGAATGGTCGTCTTTCGTATACTCAGCCAACTTGGTTTCGAGGGCGGCGATTTCTATCCGCAGCGCCCGGACATCTTCGGAAGTCATCTGGCTTTGTTGCACTTAAGCCAGAATAGCCGCCCGCTTACGCTGAGGCAAGCCTAATCCTGTCAAGAACGAGAAGGCTCCCGTAGCAGAGTCAACTTGGTCATCATGGGGGGCGGCTTCGGGGAAGGCCGAGAATTCGTCGAGCCAGTCGGTCAACCATGCCCCCCTCACGACCCGCACGTTGCCATTGGCGATGGCTGCCGCAAACGGACGCGCACGGGTCACCTTGTCGCCGGTCGACCGGATGCCCATGATGTCAAACCCCGGCACAACAAATCTGGCGTACTGATTAATGAGCGCTTTCCCCGCCGACCCTGGCTCTTGCTCCATTCGGATAGGAACGGCAACCCCATCCTCGTATGCCGTCTGGGCGATGAACTGCTCCACCTTCTCCCCCCGGGCGCGGATCTTCTTCACGTCGAGGACGTAAGAAATGCCGTTGTCGAAAAGCATCAGGGTCCCCGCCGTCCAGTCGGGGTCCGGATAGGCGGGGGATGGCTCCGATGCGGCAAGGTCCCAGAATCGAACTGCTTTCGCTTTGGGGGTTAGTGTCGGCAGTTCGTCATTCTCCAAGAGGACAACAGACTCTCTGTCGAACATGGTTCCCAGGGTGGTTGACCACCAGTCGCCCTCTTCAAGACGCTTACGTTCCACTGGGTCCAATGCTTGAAGGGATTGCCGATAGGACTCGGCATCGATGCCCGGGTTGTCGGTAAGCAACGACGGAACAAAAATTCGGCCGGTCGATTCGGCCTCCACAATGAAACGTTGTCTGACCCAATTGGGCGCGGGGTTGGAGGCACACCGCATTCTCAGGGGGACCTGAGACACGGGACCCGTTGCGGGTCGCCGCAATCTGGAGAAGAGGTAGCGATAATCATGCTCCCTGATCTCGGTGACCTCGTCCATTCCAATGAACTGGAATTCTGCACCCTTGTAGCGCAGATAGTCCTGGCTGTTGTTGAGGTACCCAAATGAGATTCGTGCTCCTGATGGAAACGTGGCAACGTATAGGGAGCCATTCCAAGACACCTCGTCCGCATTGGCAATCCATGTCGTAAAACGGTCCATGATGGCACCGGGCAGGGCAAGGTCGGCGTAAGTACGACGGAAGATGATGGCGGAATAGTTCGGCACGTCCACATACTGCAATGCGGCCATCAGGAGGGCCGAAGATTTACCCCCACCAGCCGCACCGCCAAACAGCCCTTCCTGGGCATAGGTGCGCAGAAAAACCTTCTGCGTTAGCGAAGGTGTTTCCGGGCAGTACGGAGACTCCTTCGGCTGTAAGAATTTTAAGATGCTTTCCCAATCGGCCACAAGCGTAACTCCCGTCTTCTTACATTCTAGAGCAGGCCGGTGAGTGCGATAGGGTAACGCACATGTCATTCTGGAATTGGTTGCGGACCCTGTTTATTCGGGCGAATGCGGCAAATGCTCTGATGGTATCCTTTATTATATTCACAAGCATCGGTGCGTGGATGATTCGACCCTCGTGGGGGTTCATAGTCGCTGGCGCAACATGTGGGATCCTCGGTTTTCTATTAGGTCTTGAGTAAATATGGCTTGGAACTCTCCAGAAACAAAATCCCACCAGATGGCAGTGGGTAGGGCTATCGTTGGACCGGGCGCACCAGTAGCCCAGAATATCAGCCTCGCCGGTCAGCCCTACCGTGATGCGTGGGATATAGAACGAGCCCATAGCGAGGGCATGCAGAAGGTCACATGGGTGGCCCGCTGCGTTGACGCCATCGCTGGAAACCAAGCACGCCTTCCGGTTATTCTTCGAAAAGACAATTCACCAGATGGTGAAATTGTCACTAGTAAAAGGATCAAGAAGGATTCCATATTAGATCTACTGAATACTAAATCTAATATCGGAGAAAACTCTTTCATCTTCCGATACAGACTTTCAGCCCAACTCCTCATGGGAACACGCGGCGCATTCGTTGAGAAGATCCGAGGGCGTGACGGTCGCATAATCGGTCTCAACCTTCTCCCGCCTCAGACCACCGCCCCCATTCCTCACCCCAAACGGTTTGTCTCCGGGTATGAGGTCGCCATGCCGGATGGCAGGAAGATCATCATGCCGCCCGAAAGCGTCGTGTGGATCCGCAAGCCACACCCACTCGACCCGTACCTCTCCATGACTCCGATGGAAGCCGCCGGCGTGGCTATCGAAATCGAAAACCTCGCCAAGTTGTACAACCGAAACTATCTTCTCAACGACGGTCGTCCCGGAGGGCTGCTGGTGGTCAAGGGGGAAATTGACGATGATGACAAGAACGAACTGAGAAACAGGTTCCGCGGCAACTTGGGTCGAGTTGGCTCAACGACCGTGATTGCTGCCGACGATGGTGTCGATTATGTCGACACCTCTGCAAGCCCCCGCGATGCCGCTTACATTCAGATGCGTCAAATCACCAAGGAAGAAATCTTGGCCTCGTTCGGCGTGCCCGAGTCGGTGATCGGCAATGCTTCCGGGAGAACCTTCGCTAACGCCTCCGAGGAAATCCGGGTCTTCTGGAGCGAAACCATGGCACCCCACCTCCAGCACATCGCTCGCGCTTTAGACGAGTTGGACGACAAACATTATGTCGACTTTAACCTAGACGAAGTTCCGACCCTGACGATGTATCGGCAGGAGCGATCACGTTATGTGTTGCAGGAATTCCAGACCGGTTTGATTAGCGCCAACGAGTACCGGGAGGCGACTGGACGCAAGATTGTTCACTCCGAACTCGGAGACTCTCTGCTGCAAAACCCGAACCTCACTCCCATAGCAAATACCCACAAGGAAACGGAACCAGAACCCAACGTGATGATGGGTGCAGGTGGTCCGGGTGGAATGCCAGGAGCGCCCCCAGGAGCGCCCCCAGGGGCTCCCGCGGAAGGGATGCCCCCCACGGAGGGTCCACTTGATCCGAACACCATGCAGGGCGCTATGGCGGCTCAGGCGGCAGGGGCACCACAGCAGTTGTCCGAAGAGCCCGGCGCCATGGAGTTCAAGGACTTGCTTCCAACTTCCGTGGATTCTGCGGATTCGAATCTAGACAGATGGTCGGGGATTCTAGACCGGAGCATTGAGCGTCTGTTCGAACGCCAGCAGAGGGTGATTTTAGAGAAGGCCGGTGGAGCCAAAGCCAGAAAGGCACTTTCTAAGGGGACTCTCGTAGTTGACTTACTCATGCCTCTAGACATTTGGGATAAACAAATGGATGAGGATATTCGTCCAGTTCTGAACGCGATTGTTAAGGATGCGACAGAGTCTTGTTCAGAAAAGTCAGCAGAGTATTCCCCACCCCTGGCCGAAGATGTTGTCACTCATGTCAATTCCCAGATGGATAGAATCAAGACAGTCAATATTGACACCAGAGAAGCGATATCTAAAGAAATTGCCTACTCTTTACGCATAGAAGAAGATGACCATCGGTTGGTGGCATTCAAGTCTGCTCTTGTGAGTCATTTCACCCACCTGCTGGCAAAGGTGCGTCCACAGACTGCTACCGATGAGACGCGTAGGGCTTGGAATCTAGCGGGTTAACAGCCCTTTACAGAAACTAAGACATTTTTCACATTATTTTACACTAGCCCATCATTGACGTGCTCTATCATGACTATAGAGCAACAGGGAGTTATCTATGCCTGTAGGGATGGAAACAGATATCCAGATCAAAGCCAGTAACGGCCAAGTTAGCGTCGACGAGGCCGAGGGCATCGTTGAGTGCTTCGTGGCCGCCATTGGCAACAAGGACTCCGTTGGCGACATTATTCAGCCGGGAGCCTTCACTGGAAGTCTCCAGCGGCGAAAGCCACGCGTCGTCTGGGGTCATAACTGGAACGACCCTATCGGAAAAGTTCTAGACATTCAGGAAGTTGGACCTAGCGACCCACGCCTCCCGGAGAAAATGAAAGCGGGGGGCGTTGGAGGCCTCTATGCGCGGGTCCAGTTCAACTTGGCGTCCGAAAAAGGTCGAGAAGCCTTCGCCAATATTGCCTTCTATGGAGAGGAACAGGAATGGTCAATCGGCTATAAGACAATCAATGCCACGTTTGACCCGGTTCGACAGGCAAACATTCTGCACGAAGTGGAACTGTACGAATGTTCCCCCGTGCTACACGGTGCAAATCAACTGACAGGAACTATCTCCGTTAAGGGTGCAGAAGCGGCTGTTCTGGAGCGCACGAACACGCAAGACAACGATCTCGAATTTGCCTTTGATGACCTTTACGGGAAAGACGGGATGCTCGCAATGATGCCCGTCGAGACTCCACGATCCGAGAACTTGTCCGATCAACACGATCGCAAGTTGGAACTGGAGTTGCAATCCCGCTCGCCACAGCCGATCAAACTGATCAGCGCAGCCGACTGTACAGCCATCTTCCAGGTCCAACGTTCTGACAACGGGACGGCCATGTACCGGATCCACTTCCACTACCACCCGGAACGGGGATTCATGTTGGGCCAGCCTGAGCGGGTTGCTCCACAGATGGTGTACGTCCCCTTCAAACCGCCCGGAGTCCAAGCGAAACCGCAGGTGAATCCTGCTAATCGTTATGAGCAGAGTCCAGCGGACGCGGTCATGCCCAGGATCATGCGCATTGTCCAGAAACTGGACACTGATAACAGCGAGAAGGGCGATCAACTGATTATTTCGTGCAAACTTGAAGATGCTTTTGCTACCAAGTCACTGCTCGATCCCATTATTGAGTACCACGGTGCAATCGCCGAGGTGACCGAAGAAGGAATCATCATCAAATCGGGGGCGACGCCCGATTTCATCAAAGCCGTTGAGACGGCTACAAAGGCCTTAGGCCAGAGGCTTGGTCGTGGTCTTCTCCGAGGCGGTGGTGGAGGGTTGGGAAAAGTTCGTAGGGCCGGAGCGGCCCTTCGAGGCTTCGATCCAGACTCCAGAGACGCCGATCTTGACTTCATTGTTCAAGAGGGCACACCATGGGAACGACCAGCCCTACCACGCAAACCCGGGCCGTCCCGTGGTTTTAGTTCCAGCAGGAATTTCGTCCCTCGACGACTCTTGCAGGGACGTAACTGGGACGAGGAGGAGGCTGTCCCCGACGCTCCGACTCCAGATGTCGTACCGGAAGGTGTTGGAGCAGACGAGCGCCCCCCAACCAAAGCACGCATGGGGGAATTCGCGCGCGACGAATATGAGGCATTCCTCGCCGAACAGGCCCAAAAAATCATCAAGGCCTACGGGATTGAGGACGTAAGCGACCCGCTCTACCCCCATCCCGCCCTGACCGAGTTCTACAACTTTGACACCACCGAACTTGTACCCATCGATTTCTTCGATGACATGCCGGGCAACATCGGATCCTCGGCCAGCAACGGTTGGGATGAAGATGCCGCTGTTCGTGCCGGAGAAATGCGTGATTTCGAATTGGAAGCCCCCATCATCATGGGGAAGTTGGATGAGTTAACAGAGAACATCCGCGCCAACGGCATCAAACATCCATTGGTAGTTCAATACGACCCCGAAACCGGCGACCTGGCTCTCGACGAAGGGAATCACAGGTTGGCTGCCGCACAACGACTGGGTCTGAAAGTCGTGCCGGTGAGGATGATCAGACAGTCCTCGGACAAGCGGAGAGGCATTCGCGGTCCCAGGAAGAACATCCCCACCCAAACAAACAGCAGGGGGGATTTAGTTGCCACTAGTGGAGAACTCCTCGCAGGCGGTTTTAGGCCTTCAAATATCGGCATCGACACACACAAGGTGACTCCCGAAATGGGGAGGCTGCAGATGTTGGTGGCTGCTCGTGGTGGGAGCAGCCAACAAGCAGCAAGGAGAAAGCGGCGCTTCGTCGAACGCATGGGTCCCGGTGGGGGTTTGGAATCCACCAGAAACAGGTTTGATCTCCGGGCTGCCGACGTGGCTCCAGACAGAGAAGGGGGCCTGCGATCACAGCGAGGGGCTCTCCGCACTCCTCGACTCGCTCGCGACGAGAGGGTTGTTTGGAATAGAGCAACGGAAACTGGTCTCGCCAGTCGTCGGGCCGCCGACCTGCGTGGTCAGGGCTTCAATGAAAGAGAAGTCGTCGCCCTCATGAACCCTCCCCCGATGAAACCAGCAGGACTGGCTTCAAGGAGAAACTTCCATGGTCAGGACTCACATCGGAATCTGCGAGACCTTGTAGATGCCCGTGAGGCAATGCTCGACTTCTTAATAGAAAATCCGCATTTCGATGCGACCCTAGGTCTCGACTATGACCTCGATACCCGCAAATATCCCTCTCTGGAAGAATTTCCCGGTGGCGAAGAAGCGTGGAATTCGCTCATGGATGACTGGGACACACTCAGGACCGAATACGACAACATCCTCAGCGGATTCAGGGAAGAGAACCAGTACCTCGAAGAAGCGATTGAAAAGCGCAACGAGATAGCCAACGGCCTCAACGAACTTCACGAAGACCTTAAGGGTCATATCGACACCATCACTGACAAGTTGGCACCCAGCCAGTTGCCGGATGGTACATACGTCATAGATGACACGATCAAAGAGTTCTTAGAAAACGACGACTATGACGGCCTCCGGGCGTTGTTCACTCCTGAATATATTATGGGACAGCACGGAGGCTTCGGGACCAGGGCGGCCTCCTTCGATAATCTAGAAACTGACGACTTCGATGGTAAACCCCACTGGGAGTCGTCTCTCGAATACGAGTGGAATGCAGCGAAGGACCTCAGAAAGGACATTGAGGAAAAGGAACAAGAGCACTACAGTGCTGAAACTCTTGTCAGCCAGCATTCACGGAATGGGCAAGACGAAGTCCTGAAGGCTGCCGAGAAGGTCGATAACTACGACCGCAACATGCGGATCGAAACGCGGCCCGATGAATCAATGGTTGCGCAAACCGCGGACCTGGAACCATCAAGACGGCTGGACGCAACGACCGGGAGTCTGGAAAGGTTCACGCCGACCGGTCAGGGCTTGCGATCACAGCGGGGTGGTGGTCTGGGAGAAGACTTTGAACTGGACGCATCTTTTAGCAGCGCCATCAGCCACGCGCACTACAACGCTGGCGACGAAGAACTCGCCGTCACTTTCAAGGGGGGACGCACCTACATCTACGGAGGCATCGCTTCCGACATTGCCGCTGTTGTGGATGCCGAGAGCAGCCTGGGTGCTGCCATCAATGACCGCATCAAGGGCACGGAGGCATACCTCATCAAGCCCGACGGCACAGTTGTTGACAGAATGGGCTTCCCCACCGAAGTGCCAACCCTGGGTGAGAAACTAAAGAGACATGCCAACAGGTTGAGGGATAACAGGGGGCTAGACAAGGCAGAATCCGAGACCTTCAAGAAGGCCCAAAAGATTCTCGATGGAACAGGCGCTTCCCCGGCCAGGCCTGTGGACCGATCGCGACTCGTTGATGAACTCAACCAACTGGCCGACAAGTTGTGGAGCGATGAAGAACCACATGCTGCAGGGCTCCTACGCGATTCCGCCGCAGCAATCAGGTCCGATCCCAGGCGGCGTGTCAACGCTCACCACAGTGGCCGAATGGAAGTTTCTCTTTCTGAAGAGGAACTCGGTGAAATCAGTGATGGCCTGAAGTCCACGCGAGCCAAATACGACGGACACCCCAACATCGAACGTGGTTTGTCTGCATACGATGAAAAACTTCGGGATGCTAAGGGCGGCAAAGTCAGTTTGGATTCTGCTGAATACAATCAGATTCTCGAATCATATGCCCGTCTTGATGCAATAGATCCAGATGGCTACTTCAAGCCCGGTCGAGATGTTCTCGAAATGGCAGCCTTCTCCCAAAAGGGCAAGTGGGTTTCTCCCAACGTTGCCAACGACTCACAGTTCCCCGACCGACCACACGGCTTTGCCTCGCGGCGTCCCAACAACGGTGCACCTGCAGACATCACACCACGCCTTCAAGGTGATTTGGTTCATTGGGCGCGCCAGCAGGGCGGCTTCCATGTGGTTCAAGACCTAGTACGACGTTATGACCGTGGCGGGGAACAATTGTCGCCACGGGATTGGATTCGACTTCACGACTACTACGCGAACCATAGCCCAGCCGGCAGGGGAATGCCGCAGTATGGAGAACGTCGAGGTTCCCGATCATCTAGAAAAAAGCCGGAAAAGCCAGCGATGGCTCGGGGGGGCATGAAGGAACGCGACACTCCAGTGGGTCTGGGTCCTGGGCACTCACGATTCTTGGGACGGAAATGGGAGGACGTTAGGCCAGAGAACTGGGACGAATTGAATCTCGAAGAGCAAAGGGATGAGTTGATGGTCAACTTCAATCCCCGTTCCGACCAGCCGCAACTCTTCGACTGGCCGCCCGCTGGAGAACGTCTGAGGACCGTTGACTACGACCGGATCCTCAACGACGTGCTTGAACAGATCCAGACTCAGGAGGAACGCGTAAACCCGAATCTGGCTGTTGCTCGACGGCGCAGGGAACGGCGGCAGCGAATAGCCGATGCTGCTAAGCCCAAGTCGCCGGTGCAGCGCCGTCAGACGCGAACTCAGGAAGATGCGTATCCCGTTGCCAAACAACGAGGGGGGGGTTTCCAGCAAGGGCTGGCTGCTGTCGACCCTGGTCCCGGGACCCGACGGCGACAACTGCTAGATCCCGAAGGCGGACGAGACCTCGGAGATGAGGTCGGCAAGCCGATCCCCTCTCCAGACGAACAGGCGGCCCTGGATCGTCGTCTCAGAATAATGGACTCCCTTGATATCAACATCGGCACCAAGCGCAACGCGCTCGCGACTGCAGCAATGGATGACAGGGCAAACGAATCTCATGTCGAATTTTGGGATTCCCTACAGGACACTCTTGACGCAGATGACGATCTTACGTTTGACATGATCGAACGGATGGGAATACAGATCGACGACTATCTCGAAAATCAGACCGGTCGCACATTGACCAACGACGAGGACCGGAGCATGACTTTTGCCAGTCGGCTGCGAGAGCAGGTTCAAACGATGCGCGAAGAGTATGAGGAGGACAAGTTCATCACACGCGGTGATCCCTTCGTTGAAGACGTGGACGACACGGCCAGGAGGTGGGTTGGTACGGAGGCGGCACCCGAGGGGGACGACGCTCCAGACGATCCACAGGGAACTGCTCAGGTATCGAGAGAAACCGAGCCGGCAGGGAGAATCGAACGGGAACCGGCTGGCACCGAGGAGTCCAGAGGACAAGACATGGCAGCGTCGCGGGCCGCAGCCGTTGCCGTGCGAGAAGACCGCGATCGCAAACGGAGAGAACGCGCTCTACGGAAAACCCCCGTACCGGAAGAGCCACCGGAAGACACAGACGAGATCGAAGACCTTGGGGGCGCCTTCCGCTCCCGACGGGGAGATCGGGAAACCCGACAGGTTGCAAGAGACTCCAAGCAAAGAGCACGGGACCTGGCAAAGGGCAAGAAGCGGAGGTCGAAGCGAGAAGAAAAGCGCCGTCAGCAAAAAGCGAAGGACGATCAGAAATTTGAAGAGCGTGTCGCTACCCGCCGGGCTCTATCTAAAGAAGAGCGACTCAAACTGAGGGAGGATGAAGACGACGTAATGGGACAGATGAACCCGGTTCGAACACCGTGGGGCTTCTCTTCTCAACGCGATGAGAGACGATTCGTGGATGATGTCGAAGGGTTCCTGCGGGGAGAAGCACCCGAATCGGAACCACTCGATGAAGATGTCACAAGACGAGCATCAACACCCATTGCGGTACTACTCACCAATTATTTGCAGTTATCTCCGACTCAACAAGAGTTTGTAGCGCGCTCCTGGGCAGATGAACACCCAGACTTGGCTGATCCTTGGCAGGAGGACCGCCCAGCGGGCGGACAGCCCCTGCAGCAGGTGGTCACTTGGTGGGGGGAACAACCGGGGGGACCAGGGGGCTTCTCTGAGAGAGGTTTCGCTTCTCGACGCGATGATTCCGATGACAACGTTGTTGATGCCGGCGACCGATTCACCCGATGGCAGAGAAGGCCCGGGGAGACACTCGAAGAATACATTTACAGACGGGCCGAAGAAGACCCGGAATGGTTTAAACGTTTCGCTGCCGCTTTCTTGGGGAACGATCCAGATGATGAAGAAGATTTCGTTCCACCGGGCGGTTTATCTTCTCGACGCGATGATGAAGATGCAATCAGGGAGGCAACCGAATCCGGTCCCCTCGCAGACTTCGTTCGCAGTATCGCTGAGATGGAAGCGGAGACCGAGGGGATCAGCCTAGAAGAGGCAGAGCGACGGGTCGCCGTAGCCATGGATGAAATGCTTCCCGAAATGGTCGATCGACTAGAAGGAATCGAGCCTACGGCAGCCGTAGAGGGTGCCCCCGGTCAGGCGGTCAGGTCAGAACTCTGGCAACAGCGCGATCGACGTTTGAATCCGGGCCACTATGCCAACGCTCCCCGAACCGGCACTGGTGAGGTATGGCCCCACATGAGTAGGCACGGCAGTTATGACCTAATGGGTGGCGCCAATTACGCCGGCTCTGACGACTTCGTTGGAACATTGTCTGAGGCCATTGATCAATGGATGGAAAATCAGAGGGGCGGTCCAAACGACGCACGGACCCCGCTGTGGGGCGACGGCCTGGAACCCGATGACCCCGTGATCTGGACTTACGCCTCAGACGATGTCGACGGTGATGGCATCCCCCTGTTGACAAGATCCGACGTGGAAGCGGCCTTCGAAGCGAGAGGCATCCCGTCCGGTGGTGATCTTGACGAGACAAGAAACCGTGATCGCATTGAGAGGGGACCGGAAGACACGAGATCGGCGCAGGAAATATTCGACGCCGAATACACCGAAGGCCCAATGGGAGAGCCCGGCGCCTCGGCGGCCAGGATGAAAACTGTTGATTTGGACACCCTGGATGAGGAAGTGCAGGGCGCCCGGGCACATTACCGCGCCATGGTTGAAGAACCCGAGCAAGACCTTCTTTCCCCCGAAGAACTGCTAGAGGTCGAAGGGGCGATCGAATCACTGCATCGAACAAGACCCCATGAATTAAGCGAC